TTATCTAATTCTTTCATCTTAGCTTGTAAATCGATTAATTTTTCTGTTGTTTCACCGACTGTTTTAATTAACTGACCGGCGACTTCATAAACTCTAGGGTGTTCAGATTCTTTTGCTATGTCTAAAATACCTTCTATAGCGTCTTGTCCTCGTTCTACAAGACCATAGAATATCTCTCTAGAGTATTTGTAGTCATTACCCTTGTCTTGTTCATTAGATGATACAATAGGTAGACTTTTTTCTGCCTGTACGATTTCTCCTTGTATGTCAAGAAGTTCGTCTAATTTTTGATCGACTTTACTCATAATATGTATTTATAACTATTTAGGATCGCTTGATTTATCGTCTGAATATGTTACACTAGGTTGTTCAAACCATTCTGTTACTTCATTATATGTGAATGTATCATCAGCTTCTGCGTCAGATGGGTTTGTTGTAACTGTTTGATCGACTACTTTACCTGCTTCATCAGTACTTGAAATTTTACCTACACCACCTTCTATGTAAGTTCTAACTTTAGCTGTCTTGATAATTTCTGAATCTTCAACAGGACCGTATATGTAGTTTTTCATAGTAAATTCCAAATCATATCTTAATATTGATCTTGTTTGAAAGTCACCTTCATAATCGTCTGTTTGTGTAACACTATCTAATATAATTGGTACATCTCTTTTTTCACCCATATCAGGTATTGTATTAATTGTTACAGTATAATCAGGTGTAAAGTAAGGGAGTATTTGTTCTACAATTTGTAATCCATCGTCTGTATTTTTTACTAGTATACTTAAACTAAATCCTATATCATAAGGAGCAGGTGCATACTGATACTGCATCTTTAAAGGATTCGTTGTATCAGGTCTTCGATATTGAGTTTTCTTTGTTAGTTTTCTAACAGGATCATAAGATATAGATGTCATTTCAAAACCCATTCTCGGTAAACTTATAGCTGTTCTTGTAGTGCCATCTAATCCTAAATCAGCATCTTGTTGTAATCTAGCTATAAATTTTTGTCTTGGACCATACGCTAGAGGTACTTTAATAGTTTCACCAGATTCTCTTTTGATACTAATATTATTAAACAATGTACCAAATACTGACACAGCTCGTTTAAATGTTGAATGATAAAAATGATTTCCAAACATTATGTAGCATCTCCGAACGGATTACCTTCTGAGAAATCTATAATCCCATCAGCATCTGTTTCTATGTCTAAGTTGAATGCACCAGCATCAGTAGAAAGTTGTTGTTCTGAACCTACTGTATTAATACTTCTTCTAGAAGCTAAACTATCTTCTACAGTAATATGATCGAAAGAAGATGAATCTGTAGATGTACCAGATTCTAATAGAATACCATCACCTTGAGTATGTGTTTCTAGTTGAATATTATCTGTACCCGTTGTACCATCTGTAATGAAACTTGGTAAAGTAATTGTAGCTGTGTTTGATTCAAAGTCAATATAGTATCCTTCTTGACCTGTACCACTTAATATAATTTTATCATTGTCTAATGAGTCTTCTGCTGTTATATTACCTATTGTAGTGTCTGTAAGTTGAAAAGTCTGGAATGTATCAGTTGTGTCTGTTGATGATATTCTAGATATAGTAAGTTTATTAGATGATTCGTCCCAAGCTGAAACTATACCAGAGACAACAACTGAACTTGAAATTTGTTGTGAAACTGATTCACCAACAACAAAGTCTCTGAGTGTAGGTGTATCAGCTAGAGTTAATTCTATAGCTTGACCTTGAGCTAATTCTAAGTCTGTATCTAGTGCTTCAATATTAGTATCAAAGTCTTCACCAGAGTACTCAAATAAGTCACAGGTCATTTTGAAAACATATAGTTTTCCTAATTGGTAAAATGGATTTTCGTGTTCTACAAATTTAATTTCGAATACACTTTTTGATAATGGGAAGTAAATTAGATCACCTTCATTAGGTCTTAACCCTGTTGCAAGATTAGCATCTAATGAAACAAATCTCTCCCAACTTCTTCTAGAAAGAATGAAAGTAGCTGTATCTCTAACTTCTACTCCAAACTTAGAGTATAAATCTCCTTCACCTTCGAATCCTTCAATCCCTTCTAAATACATTTCGACTTCGTATGCATCTTCGAATTTTGAATCAGCTGCGTCACCAAGAATTGTATCTTCGTTGACTATCTTTCTAGGTAAATAGTAACAGTTGTGTCCATACATTCGTAAAGACTCAACTACTAAATCCTCTATAAGATTTTGTTCTGTTTTTACAGCTTGACTGAAAAATACATTTGTAGCCATTTAAATTATCCTATCATATCCATTACAGGTAATTCATAGCCTAATCTTAGTTCCTCTTCTAATCTTTGTACTTCTTCTCTTGCATCGTCTACTAATTGTCTACCATTAAGAGTCACACCACCAGGTAATTGAATTCCATCAAATTTAATTAAATTTTGTCCCCATTGCATTTTGAGTTTGGCTGTACAATATCGTTTTAACCATACATCATTGAAAATATCTGTAAATGTCGTTGGGTCTTGTTTTCTATGACATTCTATAAGTATATACTCACTAGCACCTATTGCTGAATCCCAATCCATATCAATGTATAATCTATTTCCGTGTTTACTATGTCTCATAAATGGAGAACCAACTAAGATATCATCTAACATACCTAAATGTTGTTGAACCATCTCGTAATAAAGAATAGAAGTAGATGTTAAATCGTATATGTCATTAAGTCTTAATTGATATCTTAAATCAAACATATTGTTAGTTGATTTATCTTGAAAATTGAACACTTTAACTACAGACAATACTGATTCTGGTAATTCAATATAGTTATTACCTTCTAACCAGCTTGTTGCACCGTTATCTGAACCACCACTTGTTGATGAAGTTATAGTTGAATTTGTTTTTTGATTGTCTATTTCAGTTTGTGTAATTTGATGTTTTAGATAAGTTCTTATTGAGCCATCATAATGATATTCTTCAAAAAATTGTAGTGCATCGTCCATGATATCATCAGCTTGATCATCATCAACATTAATTTCTACAACAGGAGCACCTAGTTGTCTTTTACAATATGAAATAAGTGTTGCTTTACTATTGGGTATCGCCATATAAAAATCCTCTGTTAAGTACTATTTATATCAAATAGAATGTTTAGAGTCTATATTCTTTTACGGCAGCTTCTTGAATTCGGTCTAATTTATCGTTTAATCTCTCTAATTGTAAGAGAATTCTATTCATATCTTCTGTTAGTTCGCGTTTTGATACATAATCTCTAGCTATTTCTTCTCTAGTTTTGTTGAGAAGTATATCTTGTCTTCTCATTTCTTCATGCGTACTTCTAACCCACCAAGCTAGAGGTACAATAATGAATGTTATGATAACATTCCAAATGTAGTGTGACATTTCTAATTCCATTTTACTTTATATAATTAAAATTTAAAACTATTCTTGTTTCTGTGTCCGTTTGTCCGACAGCTCGGTGAAGTGTATTTGTAGGAAAAGATACTAATCTATTTCCTACAGAATCAATCTTCTCACCATTTTCAAATTCTGTATATCCATTGTTTGTGTTTAAATAAAAAATAGAAGTTGTAGCTTTTTCTTTATCGAAACATTCATCTAAATCTGTATGAAAATCTGATGGACTTGGATTTTCTTGTTTGGGTAATAAATTAACATTTAGTCTAATTAGTGTAAGATAATTTAAATAATTCTTAAAAATTTTAACTATAGGATTATATAAATCTGATTTAGGTACATCATTGTCATACATAATATGACAAAACCAACTACCATCGTTTGATCCTGCTACTTGTTCTTTTTGTAAATACCAAGGAAACGCAGGAGACATAAGATATTCATCTAATTGATCTAAATCTTTTTTATCTAAAAAATCATCTGTTATTATCATAATTATTCTAATAATTCTTTCAAATCATTATGTTGTTGTGCATTCAATGTTAAATATTCTGTTCTCTTTGCGTCCATAGCCGCCCATGTAGTAGCTTCAGGTACAAAAAGACATTGCCATTTATCAGACTTTGTATCAGTATTCCATGCTGTATATATATTTAGTTCTTCTATTAGACAGGGTGCACCAATTACATCTAAAGGTAGTGGATCGATAGCCTCACTTCTTTCGGCAGAAGTTATTTCTAAAACTGTATACCCCTCTGGTAATTCAGCTATGATTGAATCTTGTTCTCCGTTATGTATAAAATATTTTGCCATTATAAACTTGCCTTTAATCCTGTTCCTGCTCCGCCGCCATTAGTACCTGCATAATAATTACCTTGGTCTCCTCCATTGCATGTAGGAGTTGGTCCACTTGAATCTGTTCCATAAAGTGAAATAAAAATACCACCGCCTCCAGAACCACCGGCACCACCTACGATGCCATCATGAAACATATAAGCACTATGTCCAGTACTTCGAAGTTTTCCACTTCCTGAATATGTTCCAGCACACATTAATACACAAGTTCCAGCACTTCCATTCGCACCATCAACAGCACTATATGGTCTTGATTGAGCTGTAGCATGACCAATGTCATGGTCTGTCACAGACTCTCCATATTCGTGTCCAACAATCTGATTGTTATCACCTCTCCTTCTATATCCTCCAGGATTACCAACACCACCACTTGAACCATATGTAGCTTGTGCTCCTACTGCCGCTGTTCCGCCTGCTCCCCCATTAGGTTCAGCATCATGTCGAGCATCAGCTGTAGCACCCATAGTAGAGTTATTACCTGAGTAAGCCATCATTCCTGCTCCAGAACTTCCACCACTAAAACAAGTACCAGCTTCTCCTTTTCCTGAAGTAACAGTTGTACCATTAACAGCTACGATAGCTGCTCCTGAAGCGCCTCCACCTGAACCTAGGTATGTAGCTGTTCCTGAACCACCTGCTGCAACTCCAGCGTTAGTAAAAGTGTCAGCACTTGTTCCTTGAGAACCACTTCCTGATTCTGCTCTAGCACCTCCAGCTCCACCTGCTGCTGGTATTGTTAGAGTTCCATTTAATGGAATAGCTACTGGTGCTGTATATCCGTGTGAAATTCCTGCACCAGAGTGATTTGCTCCTCTGTTTGTCATTGATATAAAACCATTAGCAATTAGATTACCTGTAACATATATACACATTCCTAATTTTCTAACTGGTGGTCTTATAATATTTGGATAATCTAGTTCTAAGTTCCCGTTAATATAAATTAACGCCCAATGTGTATCTGTATTACCTGTAAAAAACATGGCATCAAATTCTGAACCTGAAAAATCTGTATTATTTAAGTCTATGTTTCCATCATGATAAGCAAAATCATACATACCACAATAATTATTATTTAGTATTAATCTACCAGAACGCGTTACTGCACTTATGCGATCATTACCAGAAGAACCTGTTGTACTATTTCGTGATTCTCTATCATTAGTTGGTCTTTTTATATTCCACTGACCAGCTTTAGTCATGTTTGAAACATCATTTATTGTATAAACACCTGAATTAACATTGTCATTAGCATTAGATCCAAGTGCTAACATAGCGTCTTTTAAAGTAGGTTCATATACATCATGTGCTAAATTTTTATTCATAATTAATCTATAAGTTCGGTGCCTGAGATAAACCAATGTATATCACTAGCAGCACTTGCTAATCCTTTTATTAAATCTGTTTCGTCTAAAAACAATGGAGTTGTTAACAAAGCTATTGTTGCACCTGGTGGAACAACGAGTGCCTTACATAAAGCATAATTAGCACTACCATTATTAGCACTTATAGTTATTTCTACTGTTGCAGTAT